AATACTTGATACAAGCTGTTTGGTGTTGCGCCTGCGTCGTTTAAGAACTCTACGTCAAGTGTAACGTTTGAGTCTATGTATTTGTAGGCTTTGCCTGCAAGGGTGTCAAAAGTTAATCTTTCTGTATCAAAGTTGATAGCAGAAGAAGTAATTTGCTCTGAGTAGTTAACGCCGTTAACACTTAGAATAAGTTGACGACCACTTAAAATTGTTGTTGCCATTTTAGTACCTTCCTTAGCCTGTGTAGGCTGTTTGTAGTTGTATTTCAGCAGATAATAGATCGGTACTATTAGTCTGTCTAATTCTCGGACTTGATACTGACAGTATAATCCAATTCGTCGGTATTAGTGCCAAGATTGTTTCTATATCATCTTCCAAGTTTGTTAATGCGCTTGGGTTTGAATACGTAGTGCTGACTACTTCAAGAGTAAGTCTTACGTACCAATTTTTGTTGTTTCCTATAACTATTGGTTCTAGGTATGGGTCTCCAGCCAAAATAAGAGCTGCTGGTGGGATAATAATATCTGGGACGTGATCATAAGCAGAATACTTTGTGTTATCTGTTATTGCGCTTTTAAGCCCTGCACGTAGCGTACTTAAAGCCATAATTAACCTACTTGACTATTAGAGTCAATATATTTACTTATTAAACCTGTTACTTTGTAAAGAAGTGTGCGACCCATTCTGTATGGTGCTGGGGTGTAATCAAGGGCTTGTTGTGTGCCACCTGCAGCTAGTCTTGATTGGAATACGTCTACAGCAATTTGTAGTACGGCTTCTTCAACAGCGTCTACGCCGTTGTATTGTGCAAGACCATTTACTGAAGCTGTGCCGTTAGGGATTTGAAAACGTAAATCTTCGTGAACTGTTGCACCTGTAGTTGTAATCTTGAAAGTATAAATATCTACAATGTTTGCTACTACTTTAGATCCGTTATGACCTGTAACACCTGAAATTGTAACTGTTTGTCCTACATAAAATTTATGGGGTTGTGTTGCATATAAAGTTGTTAAAGTAGTACTTTCTGAGCGTTGTGCTTCAATTGCTACTTTATGTTGTACAAGAAAATCGCCAATAGCGTCTTCTGCTGTTTCAATTATTGAATCAAGTTGTGCGTCTGAATAAAGAGCAACAGGAACACCAAGTACAGCTCTTAACTCACTAGCTGTTACTAATACTGGCATTTTGTTTTCCTTTGTTTAAGGTGAGGCTACCCACAGGGGCGAGAGTAGCCTCACGACTTAGTGGTTTATCAGGACTTGTTAAACCAGTTTGCGCCAGCACCAATTTTGGTTGCTAGTGCGCCATAGCCGTAATAGTTTACGTCTATTTGTCCTGTATTGATTACGTTGGTGCGTAGGCTCAAGCGTGGGCTTTCGTACCAAGTGTATGAGTCTGGGTTTAAGACAACCATTGAATAGTCACCTAAACCAGTTCCACCTGTTCCATTCATTGAACGTGACACATACAATTCCAAACCAGCAACGTTACCTCTTAAGCTTTGTGGGCTAACTTGTCCACCTGCATTTGAAGGATTGCTTGCTGTGTAAATTGGGCGTCCGTTTGACTCTGCATAACCCATAATTTTACCCCATTGTTCAGGAGATACTACAAGGTTACGTGCAAAACCTAATGAGGCTTTGTAAACAGCTGCAGCTGCAGAAGATACGTAGGTAATTAAGCCTGGAGCGTCTTCTGTTGTTGCTGTTGCGTTTAATGCGCCGTTATTTGCAACTTCGCCTGCAACGTATGAGTCTGTGGCTTTTGCGTATGCAAATTCCATTTGGCGTACAAGTTCGTCAAAAAATACTGGTGAAGAACGATCTAACAACTCTACTGAAAATGTTTGTTGTCCACCAAATTTTTTAACTGCAACAGAAACGAATGAAGCTGCTGTATCTGTTTCAGATAATGCTGCTGCTTCGTCTGCTTGTGCAACTGTTGGTGCTGTTGTAATTTTTGGAATTTCAAAAGTCATACCTGCTGGTGGCAAAGTTGCTTTTGAGATTGCGTCAATAAATCCACGATCAGCGTTTGCAATTCCGTTAATTACTTCGGTTGATTGTGGTGTTGGAATAAAACCTGCGTTGTTTGAGGTTGTGTCAGCTGCCATTACATATTGGCGGCTGTCTTCGTTACCAAGAGCTGCTCTAATTGAGTGTTCTAGGTATGAAGCCTTTGAAACAATTGGGCTTCTTGGTGCTGTGAAGATTGCTGGGCGAACGTTGCGTTCTGCAGCTTCTACAGCTGGGGCTTCTACAGCCTTTGCTACTTCTTCTACTACTTCTGGGGTAACTTCGTTTGACACGATAGTTTCCTCACTTTCTGTTGGTTGTGAAGGCTCTGCGCTTGCAGCTACTTCGGTTATTTGTGCGTGCTCGCCAAAAGCAGGGAATGTGACGTGTGAAACTTCTTTTAATGTGGCTTCGTTTACAATTACTTGTTCACCTTTTGTCACATAGTCGTCAATCATAGCGCCTACACTAAATCCAGTTCGTAAACCTTCTTGTGCTTCTGCTAATGCGTCGTCTCCTGCATTTGTTCTTGCTATTTTGAATGTGCCGATAATTTTTTTATCGTCTTCTTCATATCTTGATAGTTTTCCAATTGGTCTAGTCATATCGTGTTCAGTAAAAAGTTTGATACCTTCACCGATTTTTAATGAGCCTTGTTGAAATACAACGTCTCCCATATTTGTGTGACCGACTTCATTGAAAGGAACAATAACGCCTGTTAATTCTCTTTTTGAAGAATTAGCTGCGATAATGTCGGTTGAGAATTTAATAAAATTACTCATTTATTAAGTCTTCCCTTTCTCTTGCTTCCTCTATTGTCATTACACCTAAAGGAATAAGTTTTGCGTAGATATCACTTCTTTCGATAGCACTTGGGCTGTAAAATTCTTCTAAATCAAATTTTACTATAGATCCACGAGGCGTAATATCGTTGTCGCTTAATCTTTGTGTAATACAAGTCATTAAAGGTTTTAATGACAAATCTATTAGGCTTCTTCTTTCAGCTGTGACGTTACTGTAAGTCATACTTCCACCTGCATTACCACCTACGTAGTATTCAGGTAAATTACAAGCCCTAGCAATCTCAGAAGCCATATATTGACGTGCAGCGTTTAGCGTTAATTGTTCTGGGCTAAAACCTATGCTTTGAAAGTCAATTGTGTCGTTTACAAAAGCTGTGCCACGTGTTTGTCTAGCTTCTTTCCAAGAATTAAGTAGGGCTGTAACTCTTTCAGCAGGCATTGGCAAGTTAGATTTTAATACAACGTTAGGTGTTGGTTCATCTGCAAATCTTTTAACTGCTTTTTCTAATGCAAGTGCTGTAAGTATTGTTGTTCCTGCTCTTACAAGTAATCCTTCATCAAATCCAGTAAAAGGAATTAAAGAACCAAGCCCATTATCAGGTACTCGATTGCCGTCTACAGAATAATACTGCACGTTGTGACCTAAAGCGTCTAAAGTTCTTGTAACTCGACTTACAGAAATCCATTCTGCACTTAAAGGTCTTCCGTCTGCGCCAAGTTCAAGTATTCTTAAATATCCTTGACCTGTAAATAAAATATCTTCTGCAAGAAATGTATATACAGATTGTCCAGTCATACGTGGGTCTGGTTGTCTGATAAAAGGTGGGGTTGCTACTTTACTGTTGTTTGATTCGCGTCTGACTTCTAATGGTAATGATCCGATAGTTGCACACATAATGTTTCTAGCTCTTGCAACTGCTGGTACTTGCATAGCTTGTGCTCTGGATACTGAAGATAAACCAAAATAGTCAAAAGGTTGGGCGTACTGTTGGTAATTGTATGGTGCTACAGCTGCGTCTACTTTATTGACGTCCTCATTTGGTGTTACACCAAGAAGATTTTGAAAGAAGCCCATAACTTCTAATTCTTTACCAAATCGTTATAATAGTCAAGCACCTAAGCAACTACAATGTCTTGGTTTTGTGACCTTGAGCCGTACTGTTCGGCTTTACCAACTGCCAAAATCATACTTATTGCAGCCGTTGAAGGTTTACGTCTCATTACATACCACGCACCTGTTTCGTTTGATTTTTTTATACAACTGTTTACACTTGCAGATAGTTCAGGTTGATTAGAATGAGCCAAACGCCCGCCACTCATACAACTAAGTACTTGATCGCAATTAGTGTAGTAATCACTTCCTTTAATTACGTTTGCGTTTATGCCTGCTTGTTTAAGTTTGGCTACTACTGAGTCACCTGTGAACCTGTTTGCTATCACTTCTTCTGCGTTGTAATGTTTTGCCCATTCTGCTATGCGTCCTGCAATAAATAGATCATCTATTGGGCTGTCTTGGTCTTGGTATTCCATTAAACCTACAGCTATAGATTTGTCTTCTAGTATTTGTGAACCTGTTAAAGCCCAGGAGTTACGCTCTGGTGATATTTCAACACCAAGCCAAGTAGGTCTGTCAGGCTTTAGTGCTAGGTTTGGTTGCATACAAGAATTCCAAGCACCTTGTTCCCAAGCTGAATTCATTGTTTCTACCCATTGGCATAAAACTTCTGTTTGAAAGATTTCTGGTGGGTCACTTAGTCTGGCTTTGATTGCGTCTACTGAGATTGTTCTTCCTAGTGCGGGGTTTGCTTCTTTCCAGCCTTCTATGTCACTTAGTTTTCTGTGTGGTGAAGCTGACCATTCCATAAAACACAACGGATCATCTAAGTTTTTTTCAATTTTGTCTAATGCACGTTGTCTCATAGCGTTTAGTACAAGTGAGTAATGGTCGCCTGCGTTTGAGATACCCCAAAACTGTGAGTTAGGTCTAGCGTTCATTGTGAAGACTAGAGCTGAGTATGCGTCATAGGTTTTTTGTTGTCTAAGCTCATCAAGTATTACTAGATCAGATGAAAGACCTCTTGCGCCACCTGAGTTGCTTGCTACAATTTTGTAACGCATACCATTTTTTAGCATTACTTCTTCTCGACCATTAGCACGTGTTACGTGTTTAACTTTTTTGCGTAACCAGTCGTAGTTATCTATTACTTCTACAACTTTCTTAAATGTTTCCAAGCTTAAGTCTCTGGTTTGTGCTGAGGCTATTTGTAGTTCTTCGTCCCATAGGAATAAGCCTGCCAAGATTCTCATTCTAAGAAGATGAGTTTTACCATTTTGTCTAGCTGCGATAGCGAGCACGTTTTTGTATGCCCACGTGCCGTCAGGTTTAATCTTTGAGGCTTCGTCAATCAAATACTTTTGCCATTCAAGCAAGGGCATATCTATTTGTCGCGCAAACTCTGCGACTTCGTTACCTCTAGTTGGGAGTGCTGTTGGTGTGGTCTGAATTCTCGGGGTTGAGTTTCCTAAGATCGTCAAGTGTGTCTTCACCTGCTTCAAGTTCTGGTTTTTCTTTACGACCAAACAAGCTGAGACCATACTTGTCTAACCCTGACTGTAATTGTGATAAGTATTTAATTTCTTCCATAGGTTTTAACAAACCTGAGTCCAAAACACCTGCAATAGTGAACAAAGCTGCGATACCAGCAAGGTCAAGCTCTGTAATAAAGCCCTGACGTTGCGCTTCTTCAGTTGCCTTATCAAGTGCTGGCAATATGCGCTGTTTTTCTTCTCTTAAGCCCATTTACATTTCCTTTGGTTGTTCAAACGGACTTTTAAGACCTTTTGGGGAGAAAAACATAGCAGGGGTCGGTGCTCCTCTC